GTGGGATAGAGTGCCACCATCACCGCCACGCTGGAGCTCGAATCCGAACCCATCGTGCGCATCCTGCAGGAGTCCTGCTATCGCGAAATCATCCTGCGCGCCCGCTACAACGACGAAGCCCGCGCCCTGATGCTGGCGTATGCCACGGATGCCGATCTGGATCACATTGGCGCCACCTACTATCAGGAAGCGCGCCTGCTGGTGTTGCCCGCCGATACCACCGCCGTGCCGCCTGTGGCTGCCGTGTATGAGACCGACGACGACTTCCGCCAGCGCCTTGCCGACAAGGTGGAAAGCTATTCCGTGGCCGGGCCGACCGCCGCGTATGAGTGGCTGGCCAAGAGTGCCTCCGGCACGGTGGCCGATGCGAAATGCGACAGCCCGCAACCGGGCACCAGCCGCGTGGCGATCCTCTCCACCGAGGGCGACGGGACACCGGATGCCGCACTGCTTGCCACCGTGCTGGCCGCGCTCTCTGGTGACACCGTGCGCCCGCTGTGCGAAGAGGTGCTGGTGGTGCCCGCCCAGGTGCAGCATTACAGCATCGATGTCACGCTCTACCCGGAAGCCGGCGAATCGGTAAGCCAGAGCGCTGCCGAAACCGCGCTGGCAGCGTATGCCACTGCGCGCCACAAGCTCAAGAAGAGCGTATCGGTATCAGGCATCATCGCCGCCGCGAATGCCTCGGGCGTGCAGAAGATCGTGGTCAATTCCCCGGCTGCCGATATCGCCTGCAGCGCGCAGCAATCCACCCACTGCACGGGCATCACCGTTACCGTGGCAGAGGTCAGCGCATGAGCACACCGAGCCTCCTGCCACCGAATGCCACCGTACTGGAACGCCGCATTGCTGCTTCGGGCTTTGCTACGCCTGCCGGCATCGTGCCCACGCTGTGGAATGCCGACACCTGCCCGGCAGCGCTGCTGCCCTGGCTCGCCTGGGCGGAATCGGTGGATGAATGGGACGATACCTGGGCCGAACAGCGCAAGCGCGATGTGATCAAGGCCAGCCGCACCATTCACCGCATAAAGGGCACACCGGCAGCCATCCGCCGGGCGCTCGCCGCGCTGGGCCAGCCCGATGCCGAACTGATCGAGCGTTTCGATCTGTGGCGGCGCGATGGCACCAGCACCCGCAACGCCGTTCGCCAGCACGGTGGCGACCAGGATTGGGCCGTGTTCAAGGTGATCCTGAAACGCCCCATCACCAGAGATCAGGCCACGCTGCTGCAGCGCTCCATCACAGCCGTGACGCGCAACTGCTGCCACCTCGTGGGCTTTGACTACAAGCAGGCCGCGCTCCGCCACAACAAACAGGCCACACGCAACGGCAGCTACACGCGTGGGCTGATCAACATCTGACGAACCCGAAGGAACCCCTATGGCAAATCTTGAAGAAACCGCAAAGTGGGAAGAAGGCGTCTATCAGTGGGAAACCGACGACCCCGTGGTCGGTGGCCCCGATGGTATCGACAACGTACCCACGCGCCAGCTCGCCAACCGCACCGGCTACCTGAAGACCCAGATCGAGGCGCATGCCGCCGCGACTGATCCGCACCCGCAATACCTGCAGCAGAGCGAGGGCGACGCGCTCTACGACAAGACCGGCGCGGCCGCTGCATTGATGACGGGCCACATGGCCGCCGGTGATCCCCACCCGCAATATCTGCTGCAGGCCGAAGGCGACCAGCTCTATGACAAGGCTGGTACCGCCGCCTCCGTACTGCAGGCGCACGGGAATGCAGCCGATCCGCACCCGCAATACACCACAAATTTGGAAGTCAATGCCGCAATCGACACGAGAGTCCCACAACTTACCGTAACAGCAGACCACGATCCCACCTTCGCGGATATCAGCACCAAGCCAGCCAGCACCAGTTGGGTTCGCGGCGCCATTGCCGGCATCGCCACCGTGGCGGGTTTCTCCTACAGCTTTGCAAACAATGGATACGTCAAATTCCCAGGATGGCTGGCCGGGCTAGTGATTCAGTGGGGAGGGCTCTCAATTGCCACCGGCAACGGAGACATCGTGGCCTTTCCGCTGGCGTTTCCGAATGCGGTTCTCGCTGTGGTCGCAAGCGATTTTGGTAACGGCTGCAATCCTGTCGCAGCGATGCTCAACGGAACAAAAACAGGGTTTTCCGCTTACGGGAAAAACCCAAGCACAGGTGCTTACGCACCAACGGACTATCGTTGGCTTGCCGTCGGTTACTGAAAAAAGGAACCCAAATGAATATGCTTTATTCAATATCTGCACGTGAAGCCGGTGGGTCAGGATTCTATTTCTCAGACGACAAAAATGCCCCGGCAGATGCTATACGCGTATCAACTCAAGATGTCGAGACGGCGATCAACGCACCTGCCGGAACGAGCTTCGATTTTGATGCAAACGGGAAACTTACCGTTACCCCCGCTCCTGCTCAAACTGACGCACAGATAAAGGCTGCCTCGGATGCTGCAAAGTGGGCCGCCTATCAGGCCAAGGCCAGAGCCGCGCTGACCGATTCCGACACCTCGATGCTGCGCATCTACGAAGCCGTGATCCTCGGCGACACCACCATGGAAGCGCCGGACGTGGTGGCCTTCGTGAAGTGGCGCCAGGAACTCCGAGCCATTCTCTCCACCGCACAACCCGAGGAAATCCCCGACGCGCTGCCGGCTATGCCTGCGTATCCCGTCGGTACCGGAACTACATCCACCACAACCACGGAGGCACAATCATGAAACAGATCCGCGCTGCACTGCACTGGCTCGCCTGGGCCATCTTCGGCAATGACGATGATGGATTGACCGGCCCGGCCGACTTTTGCCCAAGCCTGCCGGCGTGGCGTCGTGCCACGCTTTGGTGGCTGCGCAACCCGTTCCACAATCTCACGTTCTACGTGATCGGCTTTGCAGGCCGGCCCTTTACCAGCTCGGGCAGGTACCCGGCGGATGTGTTCGCACCACTGGCCGGGTGGAATTGGGCGCTGCGCTGGTATCGCCACATTCCGTTCCCGTTTCTCTCGTACTGGCGTGCCGGCTTCAAGGTCTATGTGGGTTGGCGCGAGCGGGGTAACTTCGGAATCAAGTTCAACCTGTCAGCCTGAATGACCACAACATAAGCAGCACGACAGGCACGCGCACGCGGGGCACCATGGAGGCATCACTTCACGGAGCCCATTTTCATGGCGACAGACTACCATCACGGCGTGCGCGTGCTCGAACTCACCGACGGCACACACCCCATCACCACGGTCGATACCGCCGTCATCGGTATCATTGCCACGGGCGACGATGCCGACGCCGACACGTTCCCGCTCAATACCCCCGTTCTTAAAACCAACATCCAGGCCGCTGCCGGTTACGCCGGCAGCACCGGCACGCTGGCCGCCACGCTTGATGCGATTGCCGATCAGGCCAACGCCGCCTGCGTCGTGGTGCGCGTGCCCACTGCCGCAACGGAAGCCGAACAGAACACCGCCATCATCGGTGGCAGTGTTGATGGCAGATATACGGGCATGAAGGCGCTGCTGGCGGCCAAATCACAGCTGGGCGTGAAGCCGCGCATTCTGGCCGTGCCGGGCCTCGATACCCTGCCGGTGGCAACCGAACTGGTGGGCATCGCGCAGAAGCTGCGTGGCTTTGCCTATCTCTCCGCCTACGGCGCGGCCACCAAGGAAGACGCGGTGAAGTACCGCGAGAACTTCGGCCAGCGTGAAGCCATGCTCCTGTGGCCGGACTTCCTCTCCTTCGACACCGCCACCAGCACCACGAAGAATGCCGCCGCCACGGCGCGGGCCATCGGCCTGCGCGCCAAGATCGACGAAGAGACTGGCTGGCACAAGACGCTCTCCAATGTGGTGCTCAACGGCGTCACCGGCATCAGTAAAGACGTGTACTGGGATCTGCAGGAGACCGGCACCGATGCCGACTATCTGAACGAGAACTGCGTCACCACGCTGATCCAGCGCGAGGGCTTCCGCTTCTGGGGGAGCCGCACCTGCTCGACGGACACCTTCGTCTTTGAGAACTACACCCGCACCGCCCAGGTACTCGCCGACACCATTGCCGAGGCGCACATGTGGGCCGTGGATAAGCCCCTCACGCCATCGCTGGCCCGCGACATCATCGAAGGCATCAACGCCAAGTTCCGCGAGCTCAAGGCGCAGGGCTACATCATCGACGGGACCGCCTGGTATGACTCGGACGTGAACTCCACCACCACGCTCAAGGCCGGCAAGCTCTCCATCGACTACGACTACACCCCCGTGCCGCCTCTGGAGAACCTCATGTTCCGCCAGCGCATCACGGATACCTATCTGGCGAACTTCGCCGACCGGGTGAACGCCTGAGCGGGCACATGACAAAACAGTTTTAGGAGAAACACCCCATGGCACTGCCACGCATACTCAAAAACTTTAACGTGTTCTACAACGGCGTTTCCTTCGCCGGCCAGTGCACGGAGCTGGGCCTGCCCAAGCTCTCGCGCAAGACAGACAGCTACCGGCCCGGTGGCGTCAATGGCGAAATCGATATCGATATGGGCCTCGACAAGCTTGAACTCGATCACACCTATGCCGGATTCATGCGCGACATTCTGAACGACTTCGGCAGTGCCAAGATCGACGGCGCCATGCTGCGCTTTGCCGGCGCCTACGAACACGAAGACACCGGCGAGATCGATGCCGTGGAAATCGTGGTGCGTGGCCGCCACAAGGAAATCGACTTCGGCAACGCCAAGGCCGGCGACAAGAGCGAGTTCAAGGTTAAGTCCAGTCTCACTTACTACAAGCTCTCCATCAACAGTTCTACGGTGATCGAGATCGATCTGCTGAACATGATCGAGAACATCAACGGCACCGACATGCTCGCCGCCCAGCGCAAGGCCGTGGGTCTGTAATGCCGCCCCCCCAGCATTTCCACCACCCT